TATTGCTCTATTTTTTTAGTTATGTCAGAACTACTGTATTTCGGTGTAGTTTTCCTTGACTCCATTTCAGCAGACAGCATTTGCTGTAATTTATTTTTTCTGTCATCATCATCAAAATAAATATCATAATCACCGTCTCCGTTATCAACGAGTATACTTGTAACCATTCTATTGTTAGATAATACTCCAGCCTTAAAGTTATTTTTTGCTTTTGATAAGAATGGATTTTGTCTAGCATCTTGAACAGTCTTATTTGGATTTGATACAGACCAATCTTTAAATGTTTTTGCTAAATCACTAGTCAAGTCAACAACGTCTACTCTATTGTCTAACATATTTGACACATTTCCAATAGACATAGCGTCAATCAATGTGTTTGGATCGTATTGGCCAGTATTCGGGTCTAATGAACCCATATATACCTTTCCGCTTTCTTTATCTATCGTTATTTTTTTATTTCTTAAGTCACCTAACGAAGCGATTTTTTGATTGACAGAAGCTTCAAAACCAGAACCAGCTATCTTACCGTCTTCTCCTGGCTGTTGTCTTGCCATAATGTCTTGCATTCTTGTATCGAATGTTTTCATGTTGTTAGCAAAAGACTTCCAATTTTCAGTCAGATTGTTCATTCTGTTCTTGTATTCTTTAGCTGTGATCTCACCTCTCTTTAGAGCTTTATTCCACTCAAGCATTTTCATCTTGGCGTCATCAGAACCAGAAAGAACAAGCTCATTAAGAGCTTGAGTTTTACCTCTCTCTGTATTTGTTACAAGAGCGTCATTAGTTGTCTTTATTTGGTCTAATTCCTCTCTTACTTTTTCTCTGTTTCCGTAAGCGTCAGTTATTGTTTTGGCAAGATCTCCTGTCATTTTACCCCAGTCGATCCTTGTCTCTGACGGTATATATCCAAAGTAATCGTTTCTAGTTGCCATTATTTTTCATTTGTAGTTGTAGTAGGACTAAATGGTTTTGCTTTAAACATATCAGTCCAAGAAGCGTAAGGATTCTCTTTAAAGTAATCTCCCATAAGTCCAGCAGCACCAGTTAAGGACTCACCTATACCCATTATAGAAGCATTTCTATTTGCTTCAGCGTCAGCTCTTCTAAATTGAGCGCTTTGTGCTTCATTTTGTCCTATCATGAATTTTCTCTCAGCCTCTCTAGCTTGGATACCAGCCTCAGCCTCAGCTTGCATAGCATCTCTTTTGAATTGAGCTTCATTTAACATAGCTGCGTTCTCAAGACCTTGACCAACATTAGCTTGCAACACATTTCCAACACCACCTATAGCGCCTTCAGCTCCAGTACTCTTTAATGTACTTAATGCACCCATAGTGGCCCTATCTAATGATTGTTGAGCTAGTTGACTACCTAATGTAGGAACTTGAACTTGTTTGAACGGATTTATTTCTTTTATAGCCTTCATTTCTTGATAGGCTTTGTTTGCCGCTTCTTGTGCCTTTCTCATATTCTTTTGAGCTTGGAACGCTTGTACAGCGTTAGCTCCAGCACCCAGAGCGTATAATGCTAACTGAGGAATCATAACTAATACGTTTTATACAAATTTACTGAAAACTTTTGAATGATGTACTACTTAATGAAAATAATTCCACTTCGTCTGTACTATCATTCTCAAGCTCTACGTTCATGTATACACCACGAACGCCATAAGACTCAACTTGAGAGTTTTTAACACATATTATAAAGTCTCCAGGTGATGGTAACGCACCAAAAGTTATATCTATATCTATGCTATCATCTGTGTATGACACTATATCACCCAAGAAAAATAAAGTACCTAATGAATTTTTGTAAAGCTTATCACCAATACTTATAGATGTCTTGTCTATGTTGTTTGGAAATGTCACTATTCCAGTAGTAGGCGTAGGGCTAGTAGCTGTATCAACCTCACCAATACCTTGAGTTGAAAGTGATTTTATAGATATTGTATTGTCTTGTCGTCTTATATAAGCAAACCAAAAACCTTCTTTTTCAACAAAATAAGCGTATGGAGTCTCGGCCGTCTGTAGATTTGTATCTATGTATGCCGTCCAAGGTTCATTACTGTTTATCGATAGATTTTTAAACACCTTGTTATCTAACGGACTGGCGTTAAATATCGTCTTTATTTTTGAGTTGTATTGAACACCGTAGAAATTATTCCTAGTGAGATTAGTATTATGCCTCCATAGATCACCATCCTTCATGGTGTAAAATACGTTATTAAGCTCAGTCATCCAATCTGGATTGAACGACCAGAATGAATTCCATCCTTGACTTACAGTAGAATATGTTATCGTCTTGTAGTCGCTATCGCACTTCTCTACAATAAAACTTAAAAAGTAGTCGTTCTCAATCAAGTCAAACTGACCTAAAGGACAGTCAAGAGTCCCGATTTCTCCTATTACATTCTCATCTCCATCTTCAAGAGACCATCCTTCTCTAAGTGGATATATAAAGAAAGAGCCTTCAAATGCAGAGAACTCATAATAGTCGCCAGTTTTTCCCTCTATAATACTGGTCTCAAATGTTACCACATTTCCTTCTAGGTCTACATATGTTATTTTTATACAGTCGCACATATTATGTTGGTGTTGCTAGTTGTAATAATGTAAATTCTTCCTCTAGTCCATCGCAGTATGTAATAGTTACTTTAGCCGTTCTGAACATCTCTCCATCGTTTAATTCAACTGATCCGTATATATCCTCATTTCCAAAACCAGATGATATAGGTAGTGTCAACCAAGTCTGATTTGATGAAAGCGTCCATGATGTATTTGATGTTATTGTAAATAAAAACAACGTCTTTGCAGCAGCACTAGTAACAGATATTGTTGGAGCTATAGATAGTTCGCAAGGGTTGACAGATTGATCGTTAAATGATATAACATATTGATTGTTAAATGGATCAAAGCTTCCTAACTTCTGAGTGTTTGGATTGTCTTTCATTGTATCTCTGAAGTAGTTTTTCATACCACTATCAGATATCTCTATAACCTCATCATTTATCATTTGCAGCACAGCACCGCGACGAGCATCAGCAAAGAACAATATGTTTGAGTGTCTTGCAAAACTCTCTGGGTTGTTGCTTATACCATACTCAGATGGGTGAGCCACTTGATTACCAAGAACTTCTGGAACAGACGCTACCTGGCCACCACCAACTGCATCAACCAATAGATTCTTGCCATATAAAACACTTGTTATTTTGTCTTGATGTAATACCAATAAATCTGTATCTCTAGCATACAATTTTTGTATTGGTCCGTATGTAACGTCTAAGTTTTTAAAGTTTGCTGTAGATAAGTTAAACTCGTTAAGATTATTTAGCTGAGTAGCTCCAACATAAACACCACTATAAGTTAAAGATGTCTCTTTTAATTGTTGCTTATAGTCCTCAATGGTGGTCAAAGCTCTTTGGCTGTACCTCATTTGAGGCTGTAAGAACGCATCTAAAATCCTATTAGACTCAACACCATTACCGAACGCAAATGCATTAAAATCTGAGTTTTGTGATGTTGGATGGTTGATGTCTATTACTAACGGAAGACTTGTCGTTTGGTCTTGCTCATTTATATTGTAGTACACTTTACCTCCAGTTACTAGACCAGTTCCAGGGAATGGTAGATCTATAACCATAGCGTAGTCTGTAACATATACTATATTATAGTATCCATTAGCTGGACCTATTGATGGATTGTTACTTTTAACATATATATTTTCCCCAACATTAAATGAATGTATTACGTCTGTTGACAATGGATTATTAGGATCTAAAGGTCCTAATACTGTTAGGCCTACGGCTTCTGGTACAGATGGAAAAACAGTTGATCCGTCAGTAAAATCAGAATAAACCCAAGATACTTTATGGAGTCCATTTTCTATCCTGTAAGTCTTACTCAACTCATAATAAATATCATTGTCTGTTTTTGTTGGAACTGTCTCTGCTGACAACTTAGGTCTTCCTGGTGACTGTTTTACAGTTAGTTCTACTGTTATTTCGTTTCTTATATAAGAAGGTATACCTGTTCCAGCACCAAAACCTCTTATGACCATATATAAGTTTCCAGTGTTTGCTTCCGTTTGATACATGTAATTGCTATTACCAGGAGTTCCATTTGATGAGAAAAATCCACCATTTCTAAATGTAACGTAATCAGCAGCTCCAACTAATGTTACGGATTGATCATATTGATCAAAAGTAGTATAAGCTCCACTTGCCCAAAACCATTCTTCTAAATTTTTATAATAATCAACTCCATTTGTCCAAGTGTTTGTATACTGTCTAGTAGTAGATCCAGGATTACCGTCTCTTACTATTTTTATTTTTATTTCAGCAAAAGGATATATAGGTGAATCAAAATTTATTAATGCGGCACCACCATAATCTGCTCTAGGCATATCTATTATGTACTGATTGTTATATAGACCATTATTAGATCCTGGAAACATTGGAGTTCCAATATATCCAGTTGTTCCAGCTGGGCTATTATATCCTCTTACATTAAATATAAAAACATCACCTATTGTATATCCTGTGTTAGCATCCCAAATTATACCTAAACTCACATAATCTGAAGCTCCAACTGTTCCAAATGTTAAAGTGTCTGAAAGAGTAGAAGGTATTATTATAGGTAAAGTCCAAGTTGCTGTAGACAAATCTATATCCCTAGTATATTCATATGAACTTGAACTTAATATCCTTACAGCTATTCTGCTATCTGTATTTGCTATAGATGAAGAAGCACTAGATATAGCTAATAGTGAAGGGTATGTACTTTCAATTGTATTATCTCCAGAAACATCATAAAAAACTGGAGTTGTGTTTACACTTATTATAGGTTTTAATCCAACTGGATTTGGAGTTTCACCACCAGTTCCAGTTCTAGGACCTCTACCAGTAGAAGCGTCATATGCTGTATATGTAGACCCATCATTTAAGAATGATGAACCATCCGTCTTAATTTTAAAATATAAACCTTCTGGAGCACTAGAAACAAATCCAGCTTGTTTATATTCAAGCTCAAGTATTTTAAATTTATTATTTACATGAGTAGCTGTAAAACTAGCAGTCTTAAATATTATATATTGACCTAATATTATTTTATCTCTATCTGATTCATTTATAAGAAAATATCTAAAACTACCATCTATAAAAAAAGTTCTAGGAAATACATTATAGTATTCACCAGTAGGTTGCTTAAGAACAAATCTAAAATTAGTGGCCCAATTAGGAGCTTGGTTGTTTAAAGTTACACGAATAGAATTTTGATAATCTGATCTAGTTGATGGTACATAAACAGAATTATTTTCTGTAGTAAGAACCGTAGTCATTCTTCCGTACTCATCAGTATAAACAAGACCAATCTCATAATCTCTATCAGATCTAAATGTTCTCCTAGCTGATGTTCCAGATATTAAATCAGAAACAACCTCAAGACTATAGTCAATCAATATATCTTGATTAAACGCATCTTTAAGATCTCTAAATTGACTATAATTTCCATACACTAATCTATTTCCTATAACATTCTGGCATTTAGCTAACAATGGAACATTATCAAACAGTCTAGTTATTTGAGATACGTCTAATGGTCCATATATTTTATTATTTGAAAACTCTATAGTATATACAACGTTGTCTGATAATCCTATTTCTCCTTTGTTATAACTATCTATAACATAAGTATTTAATCCAGAAGTGTCATAAAAAACTACTTGTATTTCTTTAACAAATTGATTACCAGTTTCAAAGGTTACATCAATTTTATTAAATATGTTTTCCATACCAGTATTATCACCAGAATCAAAATCAAAAAAGAATGTATCTCCTTGGAATGCTACACCAGAAAATGGAGATAAAGAACTATATTGATTATCTACATATTTATATCGATAAGCGAAATACAAAAATTTTCTCTCTATATTATTTGTTATTTCTGGATCTCCGTCAGACTTTAAATATATCTTTGGAGCATTCAATGGTGGACGAAGAATTACCTGTGTATCAAGATCAATTCTAGGATCATCGTCAGACCAAGATTTAGCTCTAGCAATATTTATTCTCCTTGGTGGATTAAGACCATCAGACCAAAATAAAAATGGTCCAAGATTACCAAATGAAGGTATGTAGTTTATACCAGTAACGCAGTAGTTTTTGTTAAAGTTTAACTGACCTGTAGTACTCAATAATACTTTTGTCGTTACATCAGTCAATTGGTTATACTCGAATACAGCATCAAAGTTATCACTAGTAACAAGCCAATATATCAAGTTTTGAGCCTCATACGCAACAGCACCTATAGCTCTTGCATTATCAACAGACAAACCAGTTACTGTGGCTATGTCAGACATTTTATCATTACCTCTAGAATTCTGAACAGCTCCAATAGTAGATCCTTGTGACGTATCTATAGTTACGTTTAACGCATCTAAGTACTCTCCATCTGGGATAAGACGTTCGTCTATATCCTTGTTCATCTTTCCAGCAATAAAAGTCTTGTCTAGTTTTATCATTTTATTTGTTTATCTCTACCTCTTAAAGGCATTAATAATCTAGATGGATGTAGGTTACTCAATCTGATCTTAGTGTTTCTAAGAACAGCCATCTTTTCTTTTCTAAGTCTATTTATAACGTACTCTTGTATTCCGTACTTGTTATTTAATAAGGCCCATTTAATATAAGCATACAAATATTCTTCAGCCAATTTGTTGATTGTGATAAGAGAATCGTCACCGTTTTCCATACCGTCTGATATGTATTCAAAAACAATAAACTGATTTTCTACACCACTTGAAAAATCAATTACTCCAGCTGCTTTGTTTATATAGAACTTAGGATTTACATTTGCTTGATCAGTCTCTAATCCAAACCTTTTACCAAAGTTGTATCCAAAATACCAATCACCATCCCAATACCAACCGTACTGACCTTGATATGGACCCATGCCAGTATATAACTGTTTGTCTTGTCTTAATATATCAAGCTTTGATGTTCCAGTTACTATCTCACCATTAATGTCAAATATAATATCAAGATTGTTGTCCTGCAAATAAGCTGTAGCAGACATAGGAGTTCTGTTCTCAACAAGTGGAAACAAAATACCATTCTTTAACATTGATATCCTAACATAGTTAACATAGTCTGGAGGCATAACCATCTTTAAGTCATCACCCATCTCAAGTTCTATAACCTTAATGTTTTTTAATGCATCATAATTAAGCTCTTGTACAGCTCTCTTAGCGTGAAACAAAACGGCATATCGATCAACATTATTGACCAATTTGTCATTACCTACATACATTAACATAAAATTGTTAACAACGTCAGCTAGGCTTACATATTGATATGACCCCCAGTTAACATCTGTTGGTATAACTCCGTTATTTGTGTAGTATTGATAGTTAGTAATGTATGCCATTTGTTATTGGTTTTGTTGTATATCTTGCATTTCTTGAGCTTTTGCTATCTGCACAACATCCGTTTCTCTTATGCTAACACCACAGTAAGCAAGTATCTTAACCACTAATAATGGAAACTCTTCCATAGGCAACTCAAAATCTTGATAGTCAACAGCAGATGGATTAAACAATGGATCTGAATCTCCAGCAGCCATAGCTACATATGTCCACTTTGGATCTAACGGCAGTCTTAAATAATGAGCTGTTACGCCAGATATTATTGTGTTGGGGTATACAGTGATATCAGAACCAGAGAATGTGTATACTGGGTAAGAAACACTAGGCGATGTTAGATTAGAAGCCAATAGGTTTAATATCTTCCTATGTGACACCTTCTCTACTTCTGTGTTGTTGTAAACAATCTTCTCTAAGAAATAATAATCAGATGGAGCAGTAAAGACATTTAGAGTTCCAGTTAAGTTTGCTGACGTGTAAAATATGTCAAGTGACTCAGCTATATTTTTAGGAACATCTGAATAGCCTTCACCGTATCCTCTAGCAATACTCTTTAAGAACGCATCTGAATACTGTTCCATGTAGTTTGTAAATATCTCAAGCTGTGCTTGCTTTGCATACAGGTTGAACTCAAATGGCGTTATGTATCCTCGATTGTCTTTACTTAATATAGACAGAACGGTATTTCTAACTTCGTTTATCATATTTACAAAGATAAATAAAAAAAGGCACTCTTTTGAGTGCCCTTTCTAGTAGGAGTAACGTCTTATTATGCAATAGCTACAGACGTAATCAATTGCTGTGTAGCACCAACTAAAGGCAATGCTGGTATAATAATAGCATCTGGATTAGAAGATGCACTATTAGCATTAGCCAAAGCATTAACAACTGCATAGTGAGAAGCATAACTAGCATCAGCAGTAGTAAATGTGATGGTAATAACATCAGCAGTAGCAACACCACCCAAAATAGTCAACACTAATGTTGATGTAGAAGGCATAGTGATTAGATATTCAGCATTAGCTGAAATCAAAGCCTTTGGAAGTGCGTTAGCTGCTCCGATTGTAAATTGTAAAAACTTTCTGTTCATTTTAAAACGTTTTAAATATTAACAGTACAAATATACTATTTTTCTGACATTTTATCTTCAAGGAATTTATACAGTTCCATACCTTCATCTGACTGTAACCAAGAAGCTAAAACAAATATATGATTTTCACCATAAGGAACTGTCAATAATCTCTTCTTGTTTTCCTTCAAGTTGTAATGAATGTCTCTACCGCCTCTAAATGTTAAATAGCCGTCAGATATAGCTCTTGATGCAATGTTATTGATCTTTAACATTGGATCATCTGCTGCATCTAAGAAGTCATACGGATATCTTTTAGCAAATAACAACATATCTCTTTTAATCTCAGCAGAAGTCATATTAGATACGTCTTTACCTGATACCAATCTAGCGATAGCTTCTAAACTTGTGATATCAAGCTCTCTTGCAAGTAATAATGCATCGATCTCTATATTGATATCTTTAACATCTTCTTGAGCGTCTTTTTCGTTGTCAAATTCATAAAACTCAGTACCATTACCTGGATGGTAATGTAAGAATAATTGTAGTACTGGATTTGTTTTAGGAACTACAAGTACACCATCTTCAAATACCACTGGTTCAAGAATTACATTTTGATCTTGATCCTCTTGAAATGGTGTGTTTGAGTTTCTAGCGTATCTTAATGGGTGATTTGTATTTGTTTCTTCATCAAAATGTAATAATCTCCTTCTTGGAGTGTCTTTTGATGGTAAGAAATAAGTTAATGGTGAATTATTACCTTTTAATAAATAAGTTCTGTCTTTCGACTCTAGCTTAGCTAGTTTAATTTTTGTTTCCATTTTATATAATTTAAATTGTTTTAAAAAAATAGAGAGGGACACTGATGCCCCTCTCTGTATTTATTCTTATCCTTTGAAGATAAAGAAGTTGTTAGCTCCAAGAGTACAAAGTGCTCTTTCAGACAAGAAGTTAACTTGCATTGCATCTAGGTCGCTTGTAGCTGCACCACCTGCACTACCAGTCATCCAAGTCTTGTAACGACGATTCTCAGTTTCAGAAGCTCTGTATCGAACGTGTAAGAACGGACGACGAGCATTTTTACCAAGAACTTGATCGTATACATTCATTGTACCAGCAGGAACAAGAACTCCGTTAACTGCACCACCAACTAAACCACCACGAAGAGTAGCATCGTTAAGGTATTTCCAGTCAGTCTTGTAGAACTCATAACCTCTTCTAAATCCAGTGAATCCAAGGTTTAACGCCATGTCTTCGCTGTTATCGAACAATCCATAAGATGTACCACCAACTCCGTAAGAGTTTTGTGCAGCCAACATATCGTCGATATCAAAAGAGAATTGACGGTTCAAGAACAATACGTTCTCAGCGATAGCTCCTTGCTTGTCAAGACGTTGTACAATAGTATCAAAGTCAGACAACGCAGATGGATTACCACCAGCCCATATATTACCTCTACTTTCAATTTCATGAAATAAACCTTTAGTTCCAGCAGAACCAGTGGTAGCAGGAGCTGCAACTGGAGTAGGAATTAATCCTGTCCAAGAAGCTGCACCAGAAGTAGATTCAGCAGGAACGCCTTCTACCATTGCCATTTCTAGGTAATCTTCGAAACGTAAACGAGTTTCGTGCTCTGATTTCATGTACCACAAATAACCTGTAGCACCATTCTCAGTAGTTACTTCAACCCATCCAACTTGAGCCATATCAGATCCAGATACAGTGTAGTTGTCTTTGATGATGATTGGTTTAACATCGAAGAATAAATCTTGAGCTTCCAATGATCCAGCCATTCCGCTTGTTCCTTTAGCAAATTCAGAACCGTAAACAAATGCTGTTACAGCTGTTGTTGAAGCACTAAAAGGTGAAGCTGAATTAAAAGCATCATCATAATAAGCTACAGTAAAAGTAGAACTTGTAACATTAGTAATGATAGCTTTTGCTGATTCAGCTGCTACTTGCTGAGAAGACAAGAATACTGTTTGGTTTACTCTGAAGTTACAGCTACCAGAAGGCAATGTGAAAACTTGAGTTCCAGCAGAAATAAGACCGAAAGTCAACCCAGTGTATTTAGTATGCAAACGTCCTTGCTCTGCCCACTTAATCAAGTCAGAGTTTGAAGGAAGTTCAGCACCAACCATTCTTAAGAATGATGCAACTGAACGGTTTCCGTAACGCTCGAATTCTTGCTCGTAAGTATCAGGAAGATACTGATTCAAGAAATCAAAATTTGTAATGTAGTTTGAAGGCAACGTAGCCTTCACTGAGCTAGGTGTAATTGCTACACCAGGACTCGCTTGTAATGTACCAGCCATTTTTTTTTAGTTTTTAAAAGGTTTTCTAATAATTAATCTACTACCGCGTTCTTCATCTATAACTCTGACCTGTGTACCCTGTTTTGGTGTCGGTGTCGGTGCCGTGCGAGCCATATCAATATTTTTAGACTCTTTAGCAATATCACCTACAGCCTCTGCTTTTCCTTTTTCATAAAAGTACTTAGCAAATTTGTCTGGGTTGTTTGCCACTGCTATAGCTTTATGAAAGGCCTCAGCGTCCTTAAGGTAACCATCTTCATTTAAAAACTTTGATATAAAGTCCATAATGTTTGACTGTTCCTTAATAAGGGTATTAGCATCTGCTGGTTTATATACCATCTTATTGCTTTCATCGATATTGAATCCGAAACCTTCGAATTTATCAGAAAACAATTCAGAAGTTTTGTCAGCAAAAAACTTCGACCGTTTCGCTTGCTCCTCCTCATGTTTAGAAGCGGTTTCTCTATAACTCTTAAAGCTTTCGTATGATTCCTTTTCTTCATCTGGAACAAATGTAGCCCTTGACTCAAGCGGCATTTTATATTGCTCCTTCTGCTCATCGAAATGTTTCTTAGCTTTAGTAAGTTCTTTTTTAAACGCTAATTTTTTTTGCTTGATTTCTTTTTCGTCATCAAGGTCCTCATCATAACCAAATTTAAGACCTATCTCAAATTTAACATCATCTGGATCTAGGTCTGGGTTTTGTTCTTTGTAGAACTCAAAAAGTAGCGTGTCTGGATCAACATTCGAATAGTCTTTATTTAATTTAATAAAGTCATCGATGTTTCTTCCAGTTTCTTTTTTGTACTTAAGAAATGCAGCTACATCTTCTGGAAGTTCTTCGTTCTGATTTCTCTGTTCGAATAACTCATCCAAAGAGCTGATCTCTTTGTTGTACCTTGTCTTAATATGTGAAAGAACGATGTTATCATCAATCTCTGGAGTAGGAGTTGGTTCTGTAGAAGTTTGTTCTGGCGTTCCAGTTTGCTCTTCGTTTAACTTATCCTCGTGCTCCTTTAATAGTTGCTCTTCAATTTCAACCTTTGACTTCTCTTCGAATTCAACGGCTCTTACTTTAAATTCTCCTTCCATTTTATTTAATTTATTTTTACAAAGTTAATAATTATATTTTACACATAATTTAATATGCATAATCGGTTAAAATCCGATTAAATGCATAATATTTTTATAATTCGCCAAAATGCATGAATTTTTCCAATTTTGGCCACTTATTTAATTTTTTGGTAAAACTACAATTTAGTTTTATGCTTAACCTTTTTGGTTATAGGAACGTATACTGTTGCCTCAATATTAAATTCAGCAGGATACTCAGATCCTTTTGACATAGACGTAGATACAGACAACGGTCCTTTTGATGCTGATGCTCCAGCATTAACATCATAACCAGATCCTGGTGAAGATACGCCAGAAGCAAATGGTTTTACTTTTATTTTACTATTTCTCATATTATCTAGGTTCGAATGAATCCAAGTCAAAACCATCTAATGAATCTTCGTTTGATTCGAAATCCATAGGAGGTAGGTTGTTCTTTCTCTGGTTAATCAGCTCAGACTGTCTGCTAGCCTGTATATCAATACGTTTGTCTTTAGCTTTCTCTTTGTCTTCCTCTCTCTTTTTCAATTGCTCTGCCTCCATGCCTTTTAATTGCATGTTGTATTGGAACTCTTGATCCATCAACTGACGCTTAAGATCTGCCTCTGCTTGTAACTGTTGTACAGCAAACTGCATCTCTGCTTGACGTAACTGTATCTTAGCTTGAGCTTCCATCTGAACGAGTTGAGCTTTTGATTCAGCAGCAGCTTGCTGAGATTGAATATTAGATTGCATTTGCATTCTGAACTCCATCTCTTTTTGCTTTTGTTGCTGTTCCATCCTCTTCTTTCTCTTCATTTTAAGTAGCTCATTAGCCAACTTAATATTACTAACCATTCTAATATCAATAGCATCTTCCAAATCAATGGTTTGTTGCTGAAGTGCGATTTGAATATTTGCCTCAAGGCGTTGCTTTTCTTCTTCATCTGGAGCTAGCTCAATAAAAATACCGAAGTTGTGTAAATATAAATCTTTTATATCCTCAAGTATAGCTACATTGTACTTTCCTATCTGCATCGCAAAATCTTCAGCGAAGTCAGCATATTCAAGTATGTCAGCTATTCTTATTGATATACATTCAGCCATTCTTTTTGTTACGTTTAAACCAGCGGTAAGTATGTGTCTAGTGGCTGTGTTGCTGTTTAGTGCAGCTAGTTTCTGAACACCAACAAGAGCATCTGGACTAGGAGTTGAAGCATCTCTAGCTTCATTTATTCCTGTCACGTCTCTGATCATATTCAGATTGTAATTATATACGTTTATCAATGCGGCCATTTTAGACTGACCGCTATTTGAACTTAACTCTTGTATAGGAACTCTTCCATTATTAAACTCGCCATCTTGTGTATAGCTTCTACCGATAACACTACCAGTTTGGAAATAAAGCTTAAGTGCATCCTCTGGGTTATAAGCAGCACCAGTACCAAGATCAACCTCATTTATACCATCAGCATCTATGAATACACCGTCTGGAACAACGCGAGCCATAACTTGCTGTAACTTTAAATGTGTTAGCTGTATCTGATCAGCAAAAGGTATCATCCTTCTCACAAGAGATTCTATGTTGCCTTTATACATCCTAGGTGCATAGGCAACATAATTAGGCAACGCCTTTTGTGTAGCAGATTTAGGTCGCACCATATTCTTCATCAGTTCCCATTTGACTAATATATTGGTACCTCCTACCAATATACCTTCATACCATGCGTCCCTTACAGCTTCTACTCTTTCAAACATCATTCCTTCCTCAACAGGAGGATTGAAGTTTCCGTCTTTTCTTATTACTCTCTCACCACCATTTTCTAACAATTTTTTCTTCCACACAAAACGCATGTCTGTCTTGTAGTTAAAATACAATAGTGTAACGACCTCATTTAAAAATGCGTCGTCTTGATACTGTCTGATGATAGGAAAGTAGTCATACCAAGCAGAACTAGCGTTCTTTATCTCTTCTAGTTCTTCTTTAGTTAGATTTGGGTTGATCTTTAATAACTCAGTATAATGTACTTGTTTTACTTCTCCGAAATAATAACAGTCAGAAAAGTCTGGTTTCTCTGTATAACTATGAATCCAATTAGCTGGATCTACGTAATCAATCTTAACACCGTCATTAATTAAGAACGTGTGTCTCATTACGCCTACACCAAGAGTAGTCATATCGTAATCAAACAATCTCTTTAACTCAAGGTAATCGTTCATCTTAAGAACAGTGTCAATAGCAATCTCTTCTGCTATCTCTATAGACGGCTTATACTTCATCTGCATATACAGAGAAAGCTCTTCATCATTTTCTGGAAGTTCTTCTGGATTTACATTATATGCGTCTATACCGTACTCTTCTTTTGTTAACTCAAGGAATTCTTTAGCGACCATATCAGCCTCTATCATATCTTGAAACAAACTCTTTTTCTCAGCAGACATTACGTCTTGAGCTTCGGCCTTTATTTTAAAAAGCCTATCGTTCATTCCGTTAACAACGATATCAACGAATTTAGGTATAATAGGAATTGGAGTCCAGTCTAAATTAAGCATAGACATGTCGCCATTTATAGCTAACTCATCCTTATACTTTTGTACTGGCTGTTCACCACGAGCATATAACCTCAATCGATGATACTCTCCCCATTGATCGTAAAATCGACATGTGTTGTTTTTTCTCTTAAACCATTCACCCTCTATAGCCTTTCCGACCCTTAGGCCGTATTCAATGGTTTGTTTCTCCTCATCTGGGACCAACGCATTGGGAAATTGACCTGGGTAAATTATAACTGATGGTTTTTTCTCCATTATTTTATTATTTCGCTTCTGCTTCCACGATTATCGTATTTTACAAATTTAATACTTATTTTTGATTCTTTTCTCTCTGGTAAAAACATGTAACGCTTGATCGCCATTAGTGCTAAACCAGAACTAATCGTGGCATCGTGCTTCGTTCTATCGTTTATATTAAACCTAGCCCAATCTTCTAAAGTTCTATTAAAATACATGGATCCTATAACGCCAGATTCTCTGTATGTACCCTCGTTATCAAAGCCTACATGCTCCTCTATGTAAGTGTTAATTACAGATGCATGAGCTTGCCTCATATCTTCTGATGAGTTAGGTATACCGCCTATCTCTATCTCAGTTTTAGACAACTTTGACTGATGTTTGTCTGGCCTGTTCATGGAGTATGCCCTGTATCCTCTGTTTTTAAAATGGTACAGCAGTCTAGCCTTGTTGTTTTCAGCAAGTATCGGCATACCATAAAACACACATGCCATAAGCACATCCTCGAAGAATATCTCAGCCGTTTGAGGTCTAGCTATGTACTCTAAAAAGAATTCATTGCACGGTACATTTTGCTCCATATGAAACGAAGTAACACCATGAAGAGCACCGTTAGAACCACCCCCACCAACAACACCAGAGATATCATAAGGGTCACAACCAAAAGCACCAAGGCTTTCATTACCTGGATAAAATTTTCCATTTCTTACTATTTTTCTATTTCTTAATTCTTGATTAGGTATCCATGAAACTATAAACCTACCTTTAGGATCTGGAGTCCAAATAACCTCGCTATCAACCTCTCCGTTCTTCCAGTGGAAATAACCCCTAGTTAAAAACTTCTCCTTTATTAGAGAGTCATTGTAGTCTATCTGTTGATATATCTTAGTTAAGTTAAATAATGAATGCTTAGACTCATCTCTAAATGCATGAGACTCAGTCCTTGGGTACTGTCTATAGAATTCATTAAGAGCGTCAGCATCAGATTTTAATGCGGCTACCTCGTTCTCCCACCAAGTAATAACGCCTTGAGTTATCATCTCACCATCTATACCCTTCACTGGTTTACTTGGATCTGTAAATACTGGCCATCCAAACTCATCGATATATCCTTCTACGTTCCACTCCATAGGAATGAATAATGAATACAAACCACTCTTTGTTTGATGATTTGCTGACCTTTTAGATATACTGCTGTCGTAGTATAAATCCTTAAAATTCTGACCGCCTTTTGGAAGAGCATTAGACGTTGATCCCATCATACACTTACCTACTATCTTAGCTCCTAAACGAAGACACGTCTTTGTTACCCTCCAGTTGTTTAAGATGTTTTCTGGTTTCTCCCATTTTCCGCTATTCATGCTCAATGTGAAATCATCTAATATTAATTTTCTTTCATTGTCATTTTCTGCATCAACTTGTATTCCAACATATTCACCTAAACCTATATGACTTACACTTACTTTATTTCTTCTTCCTTTTGTTTTAGGTTGATATCCTTCAAATGATTTTTTAGCTGTTAATAAAGGTATTATTGATAAATCTCCAGATATAAATATTCTATACACATCTGTATCATAATTACTTTTTTTGTGAGAGATATTACTACATGATAATCCGCAAGAAAGCGCTATAAATCTAATTTGCTCCACCAAATCTTTTCTACTCATTCCTATCTCTATAGATTTCTTTTTCTTATCGCAATATCCATCTGTTTCTATTATACCAGCTAAAAGTTGTAATCTTGACTCTATTGATGATTTTATGTAATCTTCTGGTATATGTTTGTTTTTATATACATTTATTTTTTTAAGTTCTTTATTTATTCCTTTGAATGAGAATTCAACTATTTTATCGGATGTAGATTTTTTTAATTCGAAATCTATATTCATCATTAAAGACATCTTTCCTAGATAATCAAGTATCTCAGGCTCCTCTGTTTTATTAACAAGTATAGTAAATGAGTTACTTCTTCCGTCACCTAACCAAAGACCTAATAAATAAGGAGGTATTCCATCAAAACAATCCTCTGATTCTATTCCTTTTGAAGCTACTCTTGTTATATGCCTTTTTAAACAATTAGAACTATTTATGTATTCCTCTGGAGTCATTATAACTTCTCCTTTACCATAACTGTTGAATAATAATCTATGATTCTTGGTTACTACATAATCTTTAGCATAAGGTTGACTAACTAAATATTTTTCTGTTATTCCAGATGTTTTCTTAACAACCGTTTTAATAATACCTCCTTCAACAATTACCTTGTCTCCTATATTAATGTCTTTTATTTTTTTAAATTTAAAATCAGACATAAGTATATTTGTTTCGGGGTCGTAACACTCATCGTGAACAAGCATCAGTAATTTCTCACCGTCATAACTGTTGTCTGCTGTATTCTTCCAGTCAATAGTTGTATCAAGACCTTCAATATCTTCAGTCTTTTCTTCATCCATGTTTCTCCTAGTGATCTTACTTGCTGGAACCCTAAACGCTAACTCAGTCTTCGGGTTATCCATACCGTCCTGTATAGGTTTGAAGAAGAAAGGATAGTTTCTTACAATGGGTACTACCTTATCTGTAAACATCTTCTTGGCATCACTACCAGTCTTTGACAGTATACCTACTCTAGCGTCTTTTGCTAAAGTTGCAGTATTACAGACCTCAGCAGACGACATAAATGAGAAACCAGAACGTCTGTTCTTTAGGTAACACATACCAAAAGATCTGTTGTCAGCCTTGCATGCTTCCCAGTATATATAAAATATTCTGTTAGATTCCCTAAATTCTGGAAGACCTATATCTATCTTTGTCCATTGTAAATACATATAATGAGTTCCAGTTATATATGTTGGCTTACCGTTATTCATAAACCAATGCCCATAATCTCTTCTGTCAAACTCTTGTTCTATATAATCTACATACTTTGATTTAAATGTATTGTCTTTTCTATTCCAATCAAATACAGTTTTTATCTTCTGTAGTTCTGATGGATATTCTTCTGCTACCCACTTGTTTGAACCTTTATGTAATGAGCTTGGTTCTGATGGAAGCGCAATCTTTACACCGTTTATATCATATATTTCACCTATAGTACCATCCCTTGATATCACAACTAGATCATAATCTGGATGATAACCATACGTCCAAGATTTCTTTGCATTTTTTGTTGTTAATGCAGTTTTGTGTATGTGATTATTTACTATAGTGTAAAGACTATTTTCCATTTATACATTTATTTGTAAAAAGTATTTACTTCTTTTTTACTCTACCCTCAGCGAATCCCTTATTTCCAAGAGTAACTTCTGCCTTTGGTGATTCTGCATTTTCTTCCTGCTCTATCTTTTGTAACATACTAAGTGCGTCCTCAAATGCAAGACGCTTTGCAGATGCAGCATTCTTTAACTTATCAGCAGATATGTCATCCTCAGATCTAGTTATAATTGGCTCTCTTAATACCTTTATAAGCTCATCTATGGCTACCTTCGCAGCTTCTAATATTTCTATTTTTTTAGACATATATTCCGATTGTACATTCTATATAAAACTTCTTCATTTATTCTGAACTCATATTCACTGTCTGGAGTAAATGATACGATGTCACCTTCAGTGACTTCTGTCATTTCTTCGTTCTTAAATACCAACTCACCCCACAGTTCTTCAAGTCCAGATGTTGAACTAAATATCTTGTCTTCAGATGGTATAGGACGAATAAAACAAAATGGAGACGGAGCAGCCCATCTGCCTCCATCTCTGGAATACAGATATACTTGATCTATCTCAACGATAAACAGATCGTCAGTCAAGTGATGCCAACTGCTCTTTTGTCTGCCCTTCATGTCGTAATAAAATTTAAACACGTTATGATGGACTACAACAACATCGTTCGGTTTTATTGGTCCGTTGTAATATATAGGTGTTGATATAACGGTAGCAAATCTGTTTGATACCTTGTGATCTTCTTGGGATGAACTTATGATGAACTCCTTACCTTCGTAATTTCTGATGTTATCATACCGCCTCCCATCAACAGCTTTGATGATAAAGCAATATGGCGACTTCATATTAAAAATCTATTTTGTATTCTACTGATACTGGCATTGTATTAGAAAACTGCTTCCAGCATATGATCTCTCCTTCTCTCTCTATCCAAACCTGGTACCCTTCGGTACCAAGCTTGATAGCATAGATCGTATACTCGCTGTTTAAGACCTTCTGACCTACTGTGTAGTGCATGCACTTCATGTAGTCTGGTCCAACTGATATTTTTCTAATTATATTCACCTGTTAATAGATTAATATTGCTTGCGCCATATCTTTCTTGAACGTCCTTCTGGAATGAAGAAAATTCTTGCACTGCGATTTCAAGCTCTGTCATTACTGTTAGTTTTTGGCTTTTTAGACGTTCGAATGTTAGTTCGATATCAGCCACTTCGAACTTAAGGTCTCTATACCTTCTGTTCAGCTCAACCAATCTGTTGAGATCTTGTTCTTCTAATTTTTTCATTTTAATTAAATTTTATAGTACAAATATAGTGATTATTATAATGTCATATCAATAATCACTTCATAACCCATTTGCTCATAAGCTAACTTAGCATATTTGTGAGCTGTGTCTAAAGATTGAACTTCACCTGCTTCTAACTCAGACTGATAACTTCCTACAGGTACATCAGTGTAAAGCATCTTACCTTCTGTAAATGTTTGTTTATTTGCAAATGTAGCTACTTCACCTTGAATAGTAGTTCCTGAGAAATCTCCCAAGAATCTAATTCTACCATAAACCTCTGGTAACTCAATACCTGTTCCTGAGATTGTAATTTTCTTGTCTTCTGTTGCTTTAATTAAGATTGCCATAATATAAATTTTTATGCTAAGATACCTAAATTTCTTAACGCTTTAACTACTTGTCCAATTGTATAACCATCAAATGTGGCTGTATCATTTAATATCCCTGATGTATTAGCTACAAATGTAGCTGCTGCAACTCCTGTTGTTTCTTGATACAACTTAACAATAGAACCATTCTCTGTTCTAAAATGTGGTGCTGCATTACCTGCTGTGATGTCATTTGAGTATTGTACATATCCATCAGTTATACTTACAGAAGGAACTTTTGGAGTTGCTGTTTGGTATTGATTTAATCCTGCTCCATCACCTCTAACTTCAAATGGAATAACAAAAGCATTAGAACCAAATCCTGATGCTCCAGCAGGAGCTACTGAAAATTGTATAGGAGCTCCATTACCTGTTCCTGAGCCACCTTGAGATTGTATTCTAAAATACTTACTTGATAAATCAGTATTTAATGTAAAACCATTTGCAACACCTCCCACTGATAATAACATATTATTGACATTTGCAGCTGACTGAACGAAGCCTCCTGTTCCAATTTGCATTACATTAAATGGATATGTTTCAGAACCCATCACACATTGATTGTTTGCTGTTAATATTGCTCCAGCTCCTATTGCTATAGATGTACTCCATCCACCTGTACTCAATCCCCAACCAATTCCTGTTTGGGTATTACCAGCTGGAGATGTACCTGTACCTGTTCCAACAATAGTGCTTCTTGTTCCTGATGTTCCTAATGCAACAGAATTATAACCAATAAATAATGATTGAGCAGCATTTGTTCCTCCTGTTAATGTTCCTGCGTGTCTAAATGGTACTGATTGTATCCATTCAGAACCATCTCCTCTAAATGATACTAAATCAGCTGTATCAGCACTATTCCTAACTCTAAATGCTATATCAGTTGATAATGCTCCTTGGGCTCTTACATCAAGTCTTGCACCTGCTGTGGATGAACCAATAACAACTTGTGATGATGAATCAGCCCAAAAAGAAGTACCAACTGCTTGTATTCTTGTTCTTAATGCTGAAGACCAATTGTAAAGTTTTAAAGCACCTGTATATGTACTACCTGGTGCGGCATTAAAATCATTACCAAGTTCAGCTTGTGAGTTACCAGTTGTTCTTAACATTAAAGTTGCTGCTTGATTATAATCTTGAACAAAAGTACAAGTAGCAAAAGAACCTGATTGAAATACTATTGTTTCATTTCCTTGTATCTTAAAATTAGTTACTGTTCCAGAACTATTTAATACTTGCAATGGTATATCAGTAGCAGCTGTTCCAACAGCCTTTAATCCTAATCTTTTTAATGTATTGTCATAAGTGAAGTTAGCATCTTGCTGAACTACTCCACCAGCTTGAAAGAATACTCTACCATCTGTTCCTGATGTTACAGGAGTTGTGCCTACTGTTAGACCTGTAGATATAGTCCAGCTTCTATTAGCACTAAGGTCTTGAGTTGTACCATTAATAGTAATAGTACGTGTATCTGGAACGCTACCATCTTGTATATCCTCAATAGTATATACGTTAGAAGGGCTGTTGGCCTGAGCTGATTTTCTTTCATATGTATCAACGTCTGGAGCTATTCCTATAAACTTTGTGCCTACTGGTATACTCATTTTAATATGTTTTGTTTAGTATAAATATATCACTGTAAATGCTGTTACCTACGTTAGCTGCTCCCCATTGTACTGTTATATCAAGTGTATTAGATATAGTAGTATTAAATGTTGTATTATTAACTTGATTAAAAGCAAATCCTTCCAAAACACCATTTGATGTTTTCACATAGTGAAATGTTCCTAATGAAACTATAGAAGCTACACCAGCAGCACCTAACTGTCTAATGGTAAAATCTATATTTAAAGAGAATACATCATTTGTGATGTTAGAAATAGGTTGAGCACCGCTATCAAGCAAGATCACAGAACCAGATTTAACTCTTATTCTTATAGTTTGATTGTTAGTAGCATTTAATATACCAGCCATTACAGCTCTAAAGCTATCTCCTATTTGAAATCCATTGGCTGGCACAGATAGTGATCCCACACCTCCATTGATCAGAGATGTCTCTACTATAGTATTAGTAATAGGAGTACTATTTGCCGTCTGAGCAAACAAACCTATATTACCTTGTATCTGCTCTATTGTATAAACTTCAGTAGGACTGTTTGCTTGTGTTGATTTTCTTTCAACCATGTCAACTCCTGGTAGAATTCCTATAAATCGTGTGCCAGATGGTATACTCATAATGCTTAGTTATATACTCTTATCTCAAAACTAGTCTTGTACAACATAGCATCTTGATAGTTACTACTTAATAAAGTATCTAGTATAATACTGTCAGCATCGTTTACATATGCATAAGTATATACAGAATCACCTCCACCTAATGGAAAAGTACCAGCTTGGTTTACAAGTATTAACACCTTATCGGCATCTGGAAACTCTCCAACAAGTGTGGCTTTATAATTACCCATGCCTAACCTAGTCCATACAATAGAACCAGATAATGTGTTATCTAGAACAACAGCCGTTGGATCGCTAATACCTGATTGAGTTAATAATGCCGTATAAACTTTATATGTAGTACTACTAAAGTTAGACATGTCAAACTGTTTCTGATCGCCATTAGAATCGCTACCAAATAGTTTATCTCCTGCGCTAGGTGTCTTTAGTGGATAATTATTTACTTTCATAATACAAATATAGTTATTTTCCTTGACCTCTATATCCCTTCTTGTATAGTTTACTGGTCTTTATTTTTGACTGTTTTGTTTTAGCATGAACACCTGGTCGGCTTACATACTTTTTTTCAAATCTCTTTACCTCGTCTGCCTTCTTTTTCATAATCCTTTTAACATTTTAATTAATCGTGGACAAGGGTAAACGTCTGACTTATCAACCCTAACAGAGTTATGGGTGTATAGACCGTTCTCACCTTTTAATGCACGTTTAGATAAATCCCATATGTCATCGTTATATTTTAGACTTATGCCATATGTCTCACCAAGATAAACAAGAAGCTCTCTTGTAGCCTCTATCTGCTTGTCTGAGTATTTGTGCCAAAGTTTATGTCTTTTGAATGGCTTATCTAAAACAGTAACCTCTGAAGGATCAACAACACCACCAACATAGTTATAATACTTTCCACCTTTCTCTACCAAGTACGCCCAGTTAGTTATCTCTATACCTACCGAATACTTATCTAAGTTCTTATATGGCAATCCTTGACCTTTAAACACGCTGTCTTTTACACCTAAGTGCCACGCCCAATCTCTTGAACTAAACGCTTGTGCTATCGTACCTTCGTATCCTATCACAAATGCAGTAGCTACACGCTCTTTGTTAGATTCCCAACCTTTAATTGTGTTTACCGCGTTCTTATTACCAGCTGTGTGGTGTAAATAGATTTGATTTTTAGCAGTGTTCTCTGCAATGTACTGAGACTCTGGAAGTCTTTGCTGTACGATTTTAGTAGTATCCATTATTGTTTAATTTTTTCAGCTTCCTCTTTTGCTCTTAATACAAATGATCTAAGAGACTTTATGATATTCTTGCCTGTTACAGCCTCATAATTTTCGTTGATTGACAATATCTCAACAAACACACACCCAAGTGCGACAACCTTTGTCATTATTAGCTCAACAGAGATGAACTCAGCCACTAAATCAGCAGCGATATACTTCTCTATCAAGAACACGAAAACAATAGCCCCAGAGTAAAGAACTGACTTACTTATGGTATGTGATAACTTCCTGCTCTTTATAGAGCCCCATCCGTTCTTTTTAACACTTCGCCAGATGCCGAACATAGTGTCTAATAATATAGCACATATCGCTATGTATATCATTGGCTTTACTGGACTTATTATAGCTAGTAAGGATGCTATTAAGATCTTAATTTTCATTTTTTGAATATATGATGTAAACAACTAAAAATATAAACAAGATGCCTAGTATTCTATATAGCCACATCTTGTTGTCTTTCTCATAGTACTTTACTGGTATCTTTCTTTCAATGATCTTCTCGTAAGGTTTTTCTATAAATACAGTGTCGCACTTTCCGTTTATATACACCTTGTCATCAACTCTCCAAACTTTAACCTTTAAACGATCTTTTGTTATAGTGACGGTATCGTACAACTGATCAACCTTTACAACAGTATCTACCCTTACCTCTGGGATTGTTATTCTAATTGTGTCTCGTATGGTATCCTTTATTATCAAGGTATCAGTAGTCAATAACCAAGGATGATTTTTAACCAACCTATTGAAACGTTGTTTTGGACTACATGACAATAGACCGATTGATATTATGATATATAGGATGATCTTCATTATTCAAAAGGTGGTGGTGTTGGTTTTGGCTCGTATGGAATTAAGTCTAAATCCTTAACCCAAAGGAAAGACGGATTAACACACTGCTCCATTTCTTCAATTGATATTACCCAATTATCATTTAGGTCCTCCACAGGGTTAAAAAAACTGTCTGGAGCGTACCACTGCCCAACAAGTTGGTCTTTCTGTTCAACGGTTAATAAACCTACATATATTGTACTCATACTCTTTGATATTTTAAAATTCCTTTTTTCATTGCTCTTATAAATGTGGTAATATTCATATCAGCATAAATAGATGCTTCTTTAACGCTACCATAATAAATCCCAGTTTCAAAATCTAATACAGGCTTACTATTCCAATGATTGAAACCTACATAGTCTTTCATTTTTTCAGCTCTTTTAATGTAGCCTTCTTTAGGTCTTTTAGTTCCTAATTTAGCTAATCTCATTTTTTCTTTTGTCTCTGGAGTATGTTGTTTTCCTTTAAAATGATTGCTTTCAGTCATCCTTTTTCTCCTTGCTTCAAGTTGTTCTTCTGTTGCCTTAACTCCCCAACATCCATCTCCACCATCAGTTATGTTAACTAATAAGCCACCATTTGATTTTTTACCATATAATGCAATAAGTTCTTTTTCTTTTTCTTTTGCATCTTCAACAGATAAATCATCAAAAATAATATCAACTCTATATTCTGTATGCTTTGTGATAGAATGCCAATGTTTATTTCTTGTTTGTTTAGTATAACATCTTGCTTTATCAGAACCTATACCAATATAAAACGGTTCATTCTTATCTAATCTTATATGTCTGTAAACGTATGCCATATACAAATTTACAAAATTATAGGATT